CTTTACAGACGTCAAACAGTAAGTGGCGAAGCACGTTGGGTTGCTATTAGTAAAACAGATACTACAACTGAAAATGGTATTATTTTCGGCGATGCACGTTTCATCGGCGATACAACAACAGATGTTGTAACTGGCACAATTGCAACAACTGCAAGTCTACTAACAAGTGACACGGTTGATATTGATCGTCCAGATCCAACAATTTACCCACGTGGTATGCTACTGTTTAACACACGCCGTAGTACATATGGTGTAAAGCAGTTTAAGAGTAACTATTTCTCACGCACTAACTTTAGTGACACAACGCTTTATCCAACACTTCCTACAGAAAAGGATGCATGGGTAACAGTAAGTGGATCAAAGTTTGGACGTAAGGCAGTAAGACAGATTGTTGCAACAGCAATGAAATCTGCACTTGATGCAAGCACAGAGCTTCGTGAAGATGCAAGAATCTTTAACACTATTGCAGCACCGGGTTATCCAGAGCTAATCAGCAACATGGTAAGCCTAAACAACGACAGACGCCAAACAGCGTTTGTAGTAGGTGACAGTCCAATGAGACTAGCAGCAACAAGCACTGCTATTGAGAACTGGGCAACAAACACAGCGGCAGCAAGTGACAATGGTGATGATGGACTAGTAACTAGTGATCCTTACATGAGTGTGTTCTACCCAAGTGCAACAACAAATGATCTAAGTGGCAACACAATTGTTGTTCCAGCAAGTCATATGATGCTACGCACAATTGCAAGAAGTGACGATATTAGTTTCCCATGGTTTGCACCAGCAGGCACACGCCGTGGACTAGTAGACAATGTTGCAAGCATTGGCTACATTAACAGTGTAACAGGTGCATTTGTAAATGATAACATTCGTGAGAGTGTAAGAGATACACTGTATACAAACAGAGTTAATCCAATTGCATTCTTTAACGGTAGTGGTATTCTTAACTATGGTAACAAGACTCGTGCAGGCACAACAAGTGCGCTAGATCGCATTAACGTTGCAAGACTTGTAAGTTACCTAAGACGTCAACTACAAACAATTGCTACAGGTTATGTATTTGAGCCAAACGATAAGATTACTAGAGATGAGCTAAAGCAGCAAATCGAACAGACACTTAACGACTTGGTTGCAAAGCGTGGCGTATATGATTACTTGGTAGTTTGTGATGATACAAACAACACACCAGGCAGAATTGATCGTAACGAATTATACGTTGATGTTGCTATTGAACCTACAAAGGCTGCGGAATTTATCTTTATTCCAATCAGACTTAAGAACACAGGTGAGATTGCAAGCGGAAACGTAGCTGCAGCAAGCACAGTTTAACACATAACGGAGAAGAATCGGGGGTAGAAATGCCCCCTTTTTTTATGACTGAAAATAGATAAATACTTTTATAATTAATTAGGAGCGAAACAAAATGTCAGTTTCATCATTAACAAAGTTTACAGTGCCGCTAGACGGTGATCAGAGTGCAGCAAGTCAAGGCTTGCTTATGCCAAAACTTAAATACCGCTTCCGTGCATCATTTGAGAACTTTGGTGTTAGTAGTCCTCGTACAGAAATGACCAAACAGGTTATGGATATTACACGCCCTAGTGTAACATTCGAAGAGTTTGAAGTTCCTGTTTATAACAGTAGAGTGTACTTGATCGGTAAACATAGTTGGGATTTGGTTACAATTAACCTACGTGATGACGTGAATGGTGCAGTTACTAAATTGTGTGGAGAGCAAGTACAAAAGCAGTTTGATATGATGGAGCAGAGCAGTGCAAGTTCAGGCATTGACTACAAGTTTATCACACGCTTTGAAATCCTAGACGGTGGCAACGGTGCAAACGCACCGAGTGTGCTTGAAACTTGGGAACTATACGGCTGCTTTATTCAGAACATCAACTACGGTGATCTTAACTATGCAAGTCAGGAACCTGCAACGGTTGCAATGAGTATTAGATTTGACAATGCTGTACAATCACCACTGGGTGACGGCGTTGGTGCTGCGGTAACGAGAACACTAGGTCAAACTATTACTGGCTAATAGGAGTTATTCCAAATGGCTAGTGTAAACCCACTACTATCACCATTAGCACAAGGCGAAACAGTGCGCGACTATAAACATGCGTCGCGCACTTTTGTTGACAATAACTACGAGTTACAGCCTAGACACGGGCATCTCTTTCATGTAGTATTTGAGTTTACAGCAGAAGCACAAGGGCTATTCAATACAGTTGAAAAACTTGAGATGCCCATCCTTGTCAAGAGTATAGATTTACCTACATATACTATTGACGTACAAACACACAATCAGTATAACAGACAAGTGCAAACACATCACAAGATTAGTTACAACCCAGTAAATGTAACATTCCATGATGATGTAAAAGAACTTATTCGTAACTTATGGCACAAGTATTATGTGTTTTACAGTGCTGATCCAACCTACAGTTTAGACAGTAACAGTTATAATACACAGGATAGATATGCAAACAGAACTCAGCAACAGTGGGGTATGCAACGCGGCGCAAAGCGTTTCTTTAAGAATATTAAAGTATACAGCATGCACAATCATAAGTTTGCAGAATATACATTAATCAATCCTATTATTACTAGTTTTAATCATGACACGCATGCATATGCTAACAGTGGACTAATGCAACACACCATGCAACTGCAGTATGAAACTGTAAAATATGCAACCGGATATGTTAACGATACAGGACCAACCGGCTTTGGTGATATACATTACGATATTGAGACCAGTGACTTGAGCAACGGCAATCAGTTTGGTCAAGCGTTCATTGATGGACAACTAGTTAATACTAATGGACAACGCCCACAAGATTTATTTAACGGCAGCACACTGGGAACAATTGGAAGTCAAGGTATACTGTTTGACAATTTATCAAACTTGACATTTGGCGGCGTAATTAATACAGCATTAGGAAAAGTTGCAAGTAACTTGTTGACCGGGCAAAAGCCTACAAGTAATATACTAGTACCATTTATTGGCAAAGCATCTATACAGGATCTTAATGTAACTGATATTACAAGTATAGTAGTTAACAATCAAACTAATTATGGAACAAATGATAGTATAAGTAGTCAAGGACAAAGTATTGGAAATACATTATTTACAAGTACGCAATCTAGTTCACAGTCACCTAACATAGGTTATGCTAATACTGTTCCTAATACAACTGACACAGTGGGCGCACCTAATAGAATAAGCAGCACAACAACTTATCAAAATTCAAGCACTAGCGCAGGCACTAGACAACAAGCTGTGGATTTCGCACAAAAGAGATTGCAAGACCCGAATATAAGTGCGGAACAGCGAGCATACTACGAAGAAAAAATAAGGCTAAGTAATCTGTAATGGCACAAGAAACCAACCTACCAATTGTAAATCCAGCAGATAGTTTTGACCAGCGTGTTCAAGATTATTTTACTAACTATTTCACTGTTCCTGTTAAAATGACAGATCAAGAGTATGAAGCAGCAAAATCATTTTTTGTTGCTCGTACTAATAATGAAGCAGCGGCAGCGGCACTTACTGCGGCTACAGTACAGGCTGCAAATGAACTAGACTTGTTTATATTAGATGTTATCAAACAATTTGAAAGTACTGCGGATCTTAAAAGTGCTATACCTACATTTTTAAACATGAGCAGAAGAGGCAGTAGTTTGCTAGGTTATGAAGCAGACATTACTCCAAATGAGAACATAGCACGCCAAGTGAGTGCATAATGTTTAGTCGTAACAAATACGCTAACGGTATATACACTATAGCAAACCCTGAAAAGTATAGTGGCAATAAGGAGCCTCGTTACCGCAGTGGGTGGGAACATGCATTTATGCGTTTTTGCGACAACAACCCAAGTGTAATAAGTTGGGCAAGTGAAGCAATACAAATACCCTATCGTAATCCACTTACGGGCAAAGGCACTGTATATGTGCCAGACTTTGTTGTAGTATATCAGGACAAGCGTGGTAACAAGCATGCCGAACTTATTGAAATTAAACCTAAAGCACAGACCATGCTTACTGAAAAGACTCGTGAAAAAGAAAAACTTGCTATTGCTATCAACCACGCAAAGTGGGAAGCGGCAGCAAAATGGGCAAAGCACAAAGGCTTGCGCTTTAGAGTTGTAACCGAAGATGATATATTCCATAACGGCAAACGCTAGGAATAAGTATTAATAACTTCATTTAAATCAGGAGAATATAGATGTTAATCGACATACTGTCTAATAATCCGTTGCAAACTTTTTATCTTAAAGATCTATTAGATAATAGAATTGACTTTAGTATTAATAAAGAATTTGATATACCGCCAGGCTGGTATAATTTAATAATTGAATATACTGGCCAGGAAACAACTATAGATAACATAATCATTAATAACAACCCAATTGGAAATTTTATTTACACTGGATTTTTTACAGATAAAGAAGGAAAAAAGGTGCAACCTGGAACAGTTTTGTATGATCAAGGATTTTTCAGTATTTGGGTGCATACCGAATATGGAGTTATGCTACAAATGCTTTTGGAATCTATAACCAATCAAGACTGGGGAACTAATTTGTTTGACAAGTATTTGTTTACAGTAGATAGACCATTGATGTTAGATGAAGATTATCCAAGTATTATTAAATCATATTTTAAGACAAGCAACGGACCTAAATGGTGGCTTAAGAACTCAGTTATTACTCCTTATGAAATCTGTAATAAGGAGCTATTGGCAGATATTGATCAACAAGGATTGATATTAGAACTACAAGAAGTTTGCACAATCAGAAAAGATAGTGAAAAATGGGCTTTGCCTAAATTAGGAAAAACCATTAATGGTGGTAGATTATGCATGCTACAAAATAGTTATTTGCCTTTTGTTGAATTGTCCGAGTTGCCTCCTATTTTAAAAGATGTATGTACAAGAGTCGGATTTAAAAGAATATTAAACGTTACGTTGCAAACTCAATATCCTGAAGAATCATTTGCCCCACATGTAGATTCTCACACAGAAGCAGAGACTAAAATGCATGTGCAAGGTCCTTGTAGTTTTTTACTGGACTTGTCAGAAAATAAAGAAAATCATTATTTTAAAGTTGGATCGAGCGGACTGATTCCATTGGAACACGGAGTATTTTTCAATGAAAACTATTCTCATGCAACCGTAAACACTAGTGATTGTAAAAGGCCTTTGCTGATCATTCATGGCGAACGAGACAACAACTTAAACTATTATTTAAACAT